TTGGAAAGTATATAAATAAAAAGTTATTTTACTAAAATTCAATAATATGCGATACTATTTGTATGTCCAAAACGGAAAAACCGAAGCGACAACCTAAAAGAGTTGTACCCCCAGATTCAAAACCAAAAACTGCAAGTAAGCCGAGAGACTTTATATTTTTTGATTCTAGTGGCAATGAACAGAGACTTACTCCAATGCAACAAAAGTTCTGCGTTAGTTATCTAGAAAGTTATGGTGATTCTTTTAATGCAATTATTGAAGCTGGTTATGATGTTTATAAGCGTGATAAAAATGGAAAAATATCTTATGAATATAACTCAAATCTTATTCGCTCAATGGCCCGTGAAAACCTCTCAAAACCTAGTATCATTGCTTTTATTGCGGTACATCTGAAAGAATACGGTTTTAATGATGAGAATGTTAACCTACAGCACATGTTTTTAATCAACCAACATGCAGACCTGGCCGCTAAAAAAGGTGGTATTGATATGTACTACAAAGTGCATGGCAAGTATGCAGCTGATGCTGCTGCAATAGCAAAAGACGATTCACTGAAGCAATTTATAGATCGTGCGATTGGTATTACTGATGCAGAAACTTGAGTATACAAAAGAGCAGGTAGAACTGCTTAAAAAACGCGTTAAGCAGGGTAAGAGTAATCCTGTTGACTTCTGTAAGTATTGGCTCTGGACGTTTGACCCTCGGGTCAAGCCATCAACATTACCATTTGTGCCTTTTCCATTTCAGGAGAAACTCATTGAGGAAGTTCGTCATGCTATTGAATATGGTGAAGATATCTTTGTAGATAAGTCTCGTGACGTGGGCGCTACATACACCATTTTGGCAGTTTTCACTTGGTTCTGGCTGTATGTGCCTGATACTAATTTTCTTCTTGGTTCACGGAAAGAAGAGTATGTAGATAATCGTTTTGGTAATTCAGATAACGTGAAATCCACTAAAGAAGAATCTTTATTTGGAAAAATAGAGTTTTTTATCAATCATTTACCACCATTTATGCTTCCTAAAGGTTTTAATGCAAAAAAGAACTTTGCTTTTATGAAGCTCTACAATCCTGAAAATGGAAACTCAATATCAGGTGAATCAAGTAATCCTAACTTCTCTCGGGGTAGTCGTAGAACTGCAATACTCATGGATGAGTTTGCTTTTTGGGAGAATGATACTAGCGCTTGGGGTTCAACTGCAGATACTAGTAACTGTCGTATTATTCTTACTACTCCAGGAATAAAGCCAGGTAAAGCAAAGCGTATTAGGTTTTCTAAGGATGGTGAAAAAATAAAGATCATAGAGATTGATTCTACTCAAGATCCACGAAAGGATGCTAATTGGGAAGCTCGAGAGCGTGAGCGTAGGTCTACTGACGACTTTAATCGTGAGATTAAGCGTAATTGGAACACGGCGCTGGTTGGTATTGTCTACCCAGAGATATTGCAGGTAAGGATGGGTGCATTCCCCTACAATCCATCATGGCCACTGTATGTAGCATGGGATTTTGGGCTTGATGGTACAGCTATACAATGGTGGCAGCCCGATGAAATAACCGGCAGAAAGAGGCTTGTACAGGCTTACGCAACAGAAAATCAGCCCATTCAGTTCTTTTTACCTCTGTTTGGTAAAGATATTGATTCTAAGTTTAGCTACTCAGAGCTTGATCTGGCACTAATAGCTGGTGTGAGGAATTGGAAGCCGGCAATTCATTATGGTGATCCAGACGTAGAGAAAAGAGCATATCAGACTGTCGATAAGATCAGTACCAGGAAAGTATTACAAGACAATGGTATTTATGTACAGACTAATACTATCAGCAATTCTTTTTATGAGAGGTTACAGGCTACCAGATTGATGCTTAGAAGTGGTGTTGATGTAAATGAAAATATATTGACTAATCGATGGATTGAAGCAATGCAGGAGGCTAGATTTCCTCAGAAAACAGAAACATCACAGAGTACTAATGAGATTACCAAGCCTATACATAACTGGACATCACACCCGCGCACTGCCACAGAATACTTTGCCATAAACTACAAAGCACCTGTTATAGTAGACAATAGGCCAATTATTGTTAAAACTAATTATGACCCATATGACAAATGAACCATTGATCCCACACGTGCCGAAGATTTTTAAACTCTATAGAATATCTCAAGAGGAAGCTGCTTTAATTCAGGAGCTAAGAAAAATAACATTCGGAGAGATTACAATACATAAGTATAATGGCGACATTACACGTTTACAGTCGCAAAAAAGTATTTTGATAAGGGATATTGAGGTTGTACTATGAAAAAGAAAAAACAAGAGTTTCATGATCAGATACCACATAAAAAAATAAAAAGTGATCGGTATAAAATGTTAGAAATGGTTGGATATAAAGATGGAACAATCATAAGTCGATTGTTTGATAATGAGATTTTTGTATGGGATGTGATCTGGAATGGTCAAATGTATAGTGGCCATTTTATAGTGACTTTAGATGCTGGACAGAGTGTACATACTAATCAGATAATTAACGAAGTTACGCAAATGTGTTATGCTGGTGCTGCAACTACAATTGATATGTTGCGTGGCGAAAATGAGATTGATGAGAAGCAAAAGCAGAACGTAGCCATGTTTGAGTCTGTTAGAGATAAAGTAGACAAAGCAAACTAATATGATTGATAAAAAATCAGATTATGATGAAACATCAGAAAAAATAGATATTTCTGTTGATGATGATGATAAAAAAAAATCAGTATCTTCAGATGACTATACGCAGCTAGCAGATCAAATTGCTAATGAGTGGACAGCAGCTTGGAAGCACCAACAGCCTGAAAAAGACGAAGCCTACCTACGTCTTAAATTATTCAACAATCAACGCCGAGATAAAGAAGCAGTTGGCGATACTACGATGTTTTCGGTATTCTGGACGGTTCTCGCATCTCTGTATGATGATCGGTTAGCTGCAGAGTTTGATGGTCGTGAAGAAGGTGATGAAGAAACAGCTGACAATTTAGATGCGGTAGCAGATTTTGATTATGATGAGATGATGAAAGACCAGGTAGATTTTGATTGGGACTTTGATACTTGTTTTTTTGGCTGGGGTATTGTTGACATGGAGCAGTACTATCGTGATGCAGATAACAATGAGTTCTATCCAATGCCCTCGGTGATTGATCCACTAACATTTTTACGTGATCCAGAAGCTACTAGTATTAATGGCCGAGACAAACGTGGCACTGGCGCTGCTCGTTTTATGGGATATGAAATAGGCATTACTAAACAAGAGATACTTGATAACGAACATATATTCCCATCAATAAAAACAGGTGACTTTTCAGAGCTGAGTAATACATCAACTGCACAATCTTTACTCTATGACGCGCAAGAGGCTAGGAACAACGCTCAGAACCTTGGCAATACAACCAAAGACCAGGTTAAAAGTCTTGGTGATAATCATCGGTATCAAGTAACTGTATGGTATACGCATACTATGTTTGCCGGAAAGATCAGTAAAGTTAAAGTCTGGCTTGCTAATGATCGATCAAAAGTACTTGGCATTAAATTGATTGAAAAAAAATACTGGCCATTAGTGAAGCGTTCTCTTTATCCACATTCACACGATTGGAGAGGTACATCAATTCCTGACATGACTGAAGATAAGCAAAGAGCTAGAGCAATCGCGATAAACTTAGGTATTAGGTATATGAAACAGGATTTAGATCCTAAGTATGCTTATGACACCTCTATGGGTATTAGTCGTAAGGATCTTGAAGGTACTAGTAATTTTGTTGGCATTGATGGCACTGATCGCAAAAGTATCATGGGTGCTATTACCCCGCTGAATAAAGTTAATCCTAATTTGCAGTTAGTTGATTTCATTATGAACTCTTTGGCCATGTCTGCAGAGAAAGCTACAGCAACACCAGATATCCAACAGGGTATTCAGTCAGAAAAAGATCGTCCACTTGGTGAGACCAATATCATTGCAGCTCGTACAGACACACGTTATTCACTATCAGCAAAGATATTTGGCTGGAGTGAAAGAGAGTTTTGGTTCCAGTGGTATCAGCTGTATAAAGATTTCTTTGCTGAAGATATCGATG